ATATAAATAGGGAGTGGGGGGTTCTTGGAAAAATACTAACACCTCGAACGACCCTCACGAAAGCGGCAGTGGCGTGGGATAAATCAAGAACAAAGAACAAGAGCGGTATAGATGGTGGTGAGGAGAATCCCTAGGAGGTCATATGCCAAAAGTAGGTAAGAAAAGGTTCCCTTATACTCCGGGAGGTAAAAGAGCCGCGGAGAAGTATAGGAAGACGGTTGCCGCTGCTAACGGAGTGAAGAAGAAGAAGGTTAAGAAGAAACCTACACGTTATGCCTAAAAAGTAGTGGATACCCCTGTACAAAAAACAGAATGCATTCGATGTAAGGCATTACACCCTGATACCTTGTTTCCATCAGATGATGGGGTGTGTGTTTATTGCCGAGCAGCAGAAACGGAAAGGTTAGAACCCCCAGAGGTAAAATCTCCTACTAAAGAAGAGCAGCGGAAACTTACTCAAGAAGCTGCTGCCCAGCAAGAACTGGCTAAACGGGTTCTTGCCCGTAAACACGTGCTCCCCTTTGTAGAGCGTTTCGATTCAAACTACCGGGCGGGTTGGGTACACAAAGATATTTGTCAGCGGCTGGAGAAGTTCAGCGAAGATGTAGTTGATCGTAAGTCTCCCAGATTGATGTTATTTATGCCGCCTCGACATGGGAAGTCGACCTTGGCTAGTGTAGCGTTCCCCGCGTGGCATTTAGGAAGGAACCCTGAACACGAATTTATTAGTTGTTCGTACTCTGGGTCTTTAGCCATGTCCTTCTCTCGTAAGGTACGCCATCAACTACGAGAGCCAAACTATAAGAATGTTTTTAAGGGGGCGACCTTGGACCCCACTTCCCAATCTGTTGAAGCGTGGCTCACTACTAAAGGTGGGGGGTACGTAGCTGCAGGTGTAGGCGGTGGTATTACAGGTAAAGGTGCCCATGTTCTTGTAATTGATGACCCGGTTAAGAATAGAGAGGACGCGGAGTCCGAATACAACCGTGATGCAGTTTGGGATTGGTATACTTCTACTGCATACACGCGTTTAGCTCCTGGTGGAGGGATTCTTATTATTTTGACGCGGTGGCACGATGATGATCTCGCGGGGCGGTTGTTACAGGCTGCTGCTACCGGTGCCGATGAGTGGGAAGTGGTCAAGTACCCCGCTGTTGCGGAAGAGGACGAAGGGTATCGCGTTGAAGGAGAGGCCCTGCATCCGGAACGCTATAATCTTGAATCTCTGGATAAGATACGACGTGCGATAGGGCCGCGGGATTGGTCCGCACTGTATCAACAGAACCCGGTTGCCGATGAGGGGGATTACTTCACTCGGGAGATGCTTCAGTATTATGATGAAGCAGATCTGGACTACCACAAGCTTAAGTACTACTGCGCGTGGGATTTGGCGATTGGACAACGCGAACGGAACGACTACTCTGTAGGTCTTGTAGTGGGCGTTGATGAGTACGATAAATTGTTTGTGGTAGACTGCGTACGTGGACGCTGGGATGGGTTCGAGCTTGTAGAGCAGATTCTGGATTTGTACGAAACTTGGCACCCTGGTGTTGTAGGTATTGAAAAGAGTCATATTGAAATGGCTCTTGGCCCGTTTTTAGAGAAGCGGGTTAGGGAACGGAAGCTGCATGAAGCGTATTTCCGTGATTTAAAGCCGGGGAGGAGAGATAAGGAAGCGCGGGCTCGAGCTATTCAGGGTAGGATGCAACAAGGGATGGTATGTATGCCGAGGGATCCTCTTTGGGTTGGGCCATTGATTGCCGAGCTTTTACGTTTTCCCAACGGTGTGCATGATGACCAAGTAGATGCGTTGGCATGGATCGGTTTAATGATGACTGAATTTGCTACATACTTTGAGCCTGTGACGCATATCCCTTCTTGGAGGGATAAGTTACGACATATTGCTAAAGGCACTGGTAAGAAAACAGCGATGAACGCGTAATGGCATACGGCAAAGAAGAGAAAAAACTTTCTCAAGCAGAGCAGCACGAGCTAGCTAAGCGGCAGTGGGGCTGTTATGTGCGCGCTAGAGATAATGGTCACTTAGATTATATTGAAATCGCAAAACAATGTGATGCTTTCTATCGCGGTAAGCAATGGGACCCTGCTGATTTATCTGATCTAGATGATCAGGGCCGACCTGCTCTAACAATTAATACAATCCTACCTACTATTAACGCGGTTCTCGGTGAGCAAACAACTCGAAGAATGGATGTTAATTTCAAACCCCGCGGCCGTGGGCAACAAGAAATTGCTAATGTACTTACAAAATTGTTTATACAAATCGCAGATAACAATAAGATGGATTGGATTGAGTCCCAAGTCTTTGCTGATGGTTTGATACAGGACCGTGGGTGGTTCGATGTACGCATAGATTTTGATGACCATATAAATGGGGAAGTTCGAGTTGTACCCAAAGACCCTATGGATATTTTGATTGACCCTGATGCGAAAGAGTATGACCCCCGGACGTGGAACGAGATCTTTGAGACACGGTGGATGTCCCTGGATGAAATCGAAGAACAGTATGGTCAGGCCAAGGCCGATAAGCTACGGATCACGGTCGAAGAGGGTTCAGCCCTTGGCGTAGATTCTGTAGAGTATGAAGAGACACGGTATGGTGATACCTCTGCCTCCGTTGAATACAACCAGGGGAATACAACTAACCCAGAAGAAAATAGAAAACTACGGTCTGTGCGGATAGTCGAACGTCAGTACTATAGATTAAAAGAATGTATGTTCTATGTAGATTCAGTTACAGGGGACATGCGTGAAGTCCCGTTAAACTGGAGCAAACGAAAACGAGAAAGTTTTGCTGATGAGTTCGGGTTGGAGATCCTTACCAAAAAAATTCGTAAAGTACGGTGGACAACAACTGCAGATCTTACTGTTCTGCACGATGAGTGGTCTCCCTATGATAGTTTTACCCTCATTCCTTACTTCCCTTACTGGAGACGTGGGCGTCCGTTCGGTATGGTGCGGAACTTGATCTCCCCACAAGAACAGTTGAACAAGATCTCTTCCCAGGAGCTACACATTGTAAACACTACGGCCAATAGCGGTTGGATCGTGGAGACTGGCTCCTTGAATGGCATGAACGCAGACGATCTTGAGGAGCATGGAGCCGAGACGGGTCTTGTTTTGGAGTTTAACAGAGGTTCGAATCCCCCTGCGAAGATACCACCGAATCAAATTCCTGCTGGTTTAGATCGAATTAGTCAAAAAGCGGCTCTTAATATTAAGCAGATTAGTGGTATTAGTGACGCGATGCTTGGTACGGACAGTCCAGAAGTATCTGGAGTAGCGATTCAAGCGAAACAGAATCGCGGAGCCATGATGATTCAGGTTCCTTTGGACAACCTGACGAAAACTCGACAATATTTAGCGGAGAAAGTGCTTAGTTTAGTGCAGGCGTACTATACCGAAGAGCGTTTGATTCAAATTACGGATGAAACAGACCCGCTAAAAGAACGAGTCCCTATGAGGGTTAATGAAATTACACCTGAAGGGCTGATCATTAATGATTTAACCCTTGGGGAATATGATGTGATTATTGGGACGTCCCCCTCAAGAGATACTTTTGAAGAGATTCAGTTTGCGGAAGCAATAGCGCTTCGTCAGATTGGTGTACCTATTCCTGATGATATGATCCTTGAGTACTCACACTTGCAACGCAAAGGTGAAATTGCACAAAGAATACGTGCAATGCAGGGAACTGAACCCCCCACTGAGGAACAAGCACAGATTATGCAGTTCCAGGCAGAAGCGCAAATCAAGAAAACGCAACTCGAACTCGCGCAAATGGAGGCCGAGGTGCAAAGGTTGCAGTCTGAATCTCAGCTTAATATGGCTAAAGCTCAAGAAACTGCTGAGGTCGATCCGCAACTGAAGATTGCAGATATGCAAAGTAAAGTAGAAATAAAACGTGAAGAATTGGCCCTCCGTGAACGGTTGTCTCAAATGACTAACCAAGTGCGGACAGGTCAGAGTGAAACTCAAGCAGCGTCAAAGATTGCCGTTGCTGCAATGAAACCTACAGGAGGTGGTACAAGTGGCTGAGGCTAATCAACAACAAATAGATGTGGAGTTTAAGGGTATGCCCGGGGCAGATGCTTTAACAAAAGAAGAAGCAGACCCTTTCCAAGTAGACCTTAATTTTGACGTACCAGAGACCCCGGACGCTTCGGACGCGGATGTTGAATTCCCCGCCCAGGAAGAAGCTGTGGAAGAAACGGCCGAAGCCGCAGTAATCGAGGAGGTAACTGATGAATCGACTGGCGAGGATACAAGCGAGGCTGAGGTTTCAGCAAACGTTGAAGAAGAAGCAGCCATTACAGACGCAGATGCAGATGCAGACGCAGACGCAAGACAAGAGGCCGCGGAAGTTGCCGAAGAGGAAGTTGTAGAAGTCCAAGAACCTGAGCCCCCTAAAGCGC